CTCAACGAGAATGAAGTTGAAGAAGCTCATGACACCAAAAATGCTGAAGCTCAGTCTTTACAAGCTAACGATAAAGCTGAAAAAGCAGGTAAAACATCTGCTAAACGTAAAGGCGATAAGAGTAACAGCGAACCAATGCAAAAAGTAACACCTGGTACACCAGAGAAAGCATCAGCAGGCATGAAAGCGGCAGGTCCTATGGGCGCGCCAATGAAAGCCGAAGCAATTGAAATAGATGGAAATTTTAGTGAAGATCTAAATGCTCTGGTTGAATCTGAGGCTACACTCAGTGATGAGTTTAAAGCCAAAACAGCTGTTATATTTGAAGCAGCGGTAAAGTCTAAACTCGCCGAAGAAATTAATCGTCTTGAGACTGAATACACTGAACAACTCAGTGAAGAAGTTGAAGCGACTAAATCTGATATGGTCGAGAAAGTAGATAGCTACCTCAACTATGTGGTTGAACAATGGGTCGAGGATAACAAAGTAGCAATCCAGTCCGGACTACGAACTGAAATTGCAGAAAACTTTATGAATAAGATGAAAGATCTATTCACAGAGTCTTACGTTGATGTCCCCGAAGCAAAAGTTGACCTAGTAGACGAACTAGCGACTGCAAACGAAGAACTTGAAGAAAAGTACAACGATGCAGTTCAGAAAGCTATAGAGATGAATGAGAAAGTTGAATCATATCAACGTGAAGCGATTATCCGTGAAGCGTCAAAAGATTTGGCAGAAACTCAAATCGAAAAGCTCAATAAGTTGGCAGAAAGTGTTGATTTTGAATCTGAAGAATCATTTACTAATAAAGTAAATACTCTTAAAGAGTCATATTTCAATCAAAAGACCGCTAAGTCTCCAATCGCAGAAAATACAGAAGATGAATCAGCAGATGCTGAAGAAATCGAAGTAAGTCCTGCAATGGAAGCTTATGTTTCTGCTATAAGAAAAACCGTTAATAAGTAAAAGGGAGATCCAATAAAATGGAAATCAATTCATACGACAAACTCGTTGAAAAGTGGTCTCCAGTATTAAACGAAGAAGCAGCTGGTAAAATTGAGTCCGCTCAAAAGAAAGCCGTTACAGCTGTTGTTCTTGAAAATACTGAAAAAGCTTTACGCGAGCAAGGACAAATCACAGAGACTGCAGCTAACGCAGCCGGAACCGGTACAGGTGATGGTGGCGCTGGTGGTGCAGCCGCAAACTGGAACCCAATCTTGATCTCACTAGTCAGACGAGCTATGCCTAATCTAATGGCATATGATATCTGTGGTGTTCAGCCAATGACAGGACCTACAGGTCTTATCTTTGCTATGAAGTCAAGATACAAAACTTCAAAAGCTGGTGCAGCCGTTAATGACGAAGCACTGTTTAACGAAGCACTTCAGAAATATTCTGGAGATTCTTCTACAGCTTCAACCGATTCAAAAGGACCTTCAGGTCTTGCTGGAGTAAGCGACACAAACGTTAGTGGAGGTATTGAGGACTCAGCCACTTCTTTCGTCCCTGTTACCGCTGATAACTACTCAACATCTGAAGCTGAAGCTCTAGGTAATACTGGAGAGTCTTTTGCTGAAATGGGATTCACCATTGAAAAATCAACAGTTACTGCTACAAGCAGAGCGTTGAAAGCAGAATACACTCTAGAACTTGCACAAGACTTGAAAGCTATTCATGGTCTTGATGCAGAGACTGAGTTGTCAAATATCTTGTCAACTGAAATCTTAGCTGAAATTAACCGTGAGGTTATTAGAACAATTAACGCTCAGGCGAAAATTGGTGCTAGACAAGCTAACGTAACTACTAATGGTATCTTTAGCATGAGCACAGATGCCGATGGTCGTTGGTCAGCTGAGAAATTCAAAGGTCTCGGTGTACAGTTAGATCGTGAAGCTAACGTAATTGCAAAAGAAACAAGACGTGGTAAAGGTAACTTCGTCGTATGTTCTTCTGACGTAGCTACTGCTCTAGCTGCTGGTGGAATGCTAGACTATGCTCCAGCACTTTCTACTAGCTTAAATGTTGATGACACAGGCAATACATTTGCTGGTGTTCTTAACGGAAGGATCAGAGTATATATTGATCCATATGCGGACACAGATTATATCAACGTCGGATATAAGGGTACTAATCCTTATGACGCGGGTCTTTTCTATTGCCCATATGTACCACTAACTATGGTACGAGCTGTTGGCGAGAATGACTTCCAACCAAGAATCGGTTTTAAAACTCGATATGGTATGGCGTCAAATCCATTTGTAGGTGCTACACCTGCTAACGGTCTTGCTACTAACAGATCAAATCAGTACTACAGGATTTTCCGAGTAGACAATATTCTTACATAAGAATAATAAAAACGTGGGAAGCTACCCACTGAAAACTAAGAGAGCCGCACTAGCGGCTCTTTTTTTTGGATGTCTTTTCCAAGCAAAGGGTTAATGGCGTTTAATTCAGAGCCTTTTCCATATCTAATTCATTGTAATTCTCCCTAATATCTTTATCCTGAAGATGTGCAGTTAATGCAGATGCTAAAGCTTCGGCTGCTTCAGGATGGTTTTCAACTAATTTCAAAGCTAAGCTATCTGAATCTGCATTAGCTACATAATGTTCAAAAGGTTTCATATTATAAGTTCCCTAAATAATGCATAAGACCCCACCAAGTATATTGTGGACCTTGACCTAGATCTAACCAACCAATTGCAAAAATTGTTAATATTAAACCACCTAATATATCATCTAATTTCATAGTCATAATTAACCTCTTACCTTAGCTCTATAATCATCTTCTTCTTCAGAACCAAAAGACATTCTAAATTCATTCATTTGTTCCCAAAGAACCTTAGCACCATCATAATGTGCAAAACCATATTCATCAGCAAAATCCATTGAACTAGAAAAATGACAATCACCAGATATATTATGATCATCTAAAAGCTTAGATAAAGCTTCAGGTGTTCCAGCAGAACCTACTGTGTTTCCAGGACCAATAGCTACTTCGATTTCACCGTTATTAGCACTTATAAAAACTGATTTTGACATTTATTTCTCCGTTATTTGTTATCTTATAATATTATAATACCACATTTTTGAAATGGAATCAACAGAAAAATACACTAAATATCTCTTTTTATGCACTTTCTTTGGTTACTGGGCCCTAAATGGCCCGGTTAAAACCTATGTAAAAACTTATATAAATACTAGAAAAATAGCAGGAATAACATGCCTACTTTAAATCCCAATATATCAGTTAATGCTGATACAACATTAAGTACTTCTGGATTAAATAATTTAAATTTTCTCCAACCCACATCTTTTCAATTATCTATTGATCGTAGACATTTTTCAAATTTACAGTTCTTTTGTCAAACTGTTTTACATCCATCTTTAAATACTAATGCTATTGAGGTGCCTTATCAAAGAATATCTACAGTACCATTGGCAGGAGATAAGTTGACATTTACTGAATTAACTGTTATAATAATAGTAGATGAAAATTTAAATTCATACACAGAGATGTATAATTGGATGCAAAGAGTTGTGCAAACACCTGATAGACCTGCTACTAAAGCGGACGTTACTAAACCGCCAACGTATTGTGATATGACTTTATCTATTTTAAGTAGTCATAATAATAAAATAAGACAAATTAAATATAACGATTCACTACCAGTTAGTTTAGGAGACATGACTTTAGAATCTACTAGTGGAGATGTTCAATTTATTACATTTCCAGCTACATTTAGATTCTCTACTTTTGAATTGAAATAACGGAGTATATAATGACATTGGAAGAAATCCTTAATCAATGGGCTATTGACTCATTGATAGAAAAAACAGAGTTAGACGAAGTATCTAGAAAAACCCCAGCCTTACATGCTAAGTATCTATCTTTACTAGCTAATACTAAGTTAAAGATGAAAAAATGTGAAATGGATCAAAAGACATTATTAAAAGAAAAATGGCTTTGGTATAATGGTAAAATGTCTGAGGAAAAAATAAAAGATTCGGGATGGGACCCGGATCCTTTAGACGGTTTAAAAATTATGAAAGGTGAAATGGATCATTATTATGATGCAGATAAAGAGATACAAGCCTCTGAATTAAAAATTCAATACTTAAAAACTATGATAGATACATTAAATGAGATCGTTAATAATCTTAATTGGCGACATCAAACAATAGGTAATATGATAAAGTGGAGACAATTTGAAGCCGGTGGCTGATATAATATGTAGTCTAAAAGACCAAAGTATGTTAAACATTGAGGTAGAACCGGGATTAGCGGCTGAGCTCAGTGAATATTTTTCTTTTTATGTTCCTGGATATAAGTTTATGCCAGCTTATAAACATAAAGTATGGGACGGAAAGATTAAATTATTTAATAGAATGACCGGCGAATTAAATGCAGGTTTATGGTTAAATTTGAAAAAATTTGCCGATGATAGACAGTATAGTTTAAAAACATCCGAAAACGAATATGGTTATCCATTAGGTAAAAATCTTCCAGATGATTTTGATTCCTTTATATCTAATGAAGATCTTCCATTAACTCCTAGAGATTATCAAATAGAAGCAGCAAAAATAGCGCTAACCCGCTATAGATCTATTTTATTGTCTCCAACAGGTTCTGGTAAGTCTTATATAATATATCTAATATTAAAGTATCATATAAGCAGAAGTAATGATAAAATATTAATCGTTGTTCCCACAACTGGTCTCGTAGAACAAATGTATAAGGATTTTAAAGAATATAATTTTGATGTGGAGTCGAATTGTCACAGAATATATTCTGGATATGACAAAGTATCTAAAAAAAGAATTATAATATCTACTTGGCAATCAATATATAAATTTCCTAGAAAATGGTTTGAACAATTTGGTATGATATTTGGTGATGAATGTCATGGATTTAAATCTAAATCTTTATCATCTATAATGAATAAAGCAACTAAAGCAAAATATAGATTCGGTACAACCGGAACATTAGATGGAACTACAACACATAAATTAGTATTAGAAGGTTTATTTGGTCCGGTATATAAAGTAACAAGCACAAAAGCTTTACAGGATAATGAAACACTTGCTCCTTTAGATATAAAACTTTTATTATTAAATTACCCAGAAGATGTCAAAAAAGACTTTGGTAAAAAAACATATCAAGAAGAAATAGATTTTATAATATCTCATAATAAAAGAAATGAATTTATAAGAAAACTAACATTAAGACTAGATGGTAATTCTTTAGTATTATTTTCACGAGTAGATGATCACGGAAAAATATTATTTGATCTTATAAATAAACATAAAGAAGAGAATAGAAAAGCCTTCTTTGTATCAGGGGAAGTAGCTACCGCAGATCGCGAAGCTATAAGAGGTATAGTAGAGAAACAAAAAAATGGAATTATTGTTGCTTCTTTGGGGACTTTCAGTACTGGGGTCAATATTAGGAATTTGCATAACATTATATTTGCTAGTCCTTCAAAGTCTCAAATAAGAGTATTACAATCAATTGGTAGAGGACTACGAAAGTCTGATAGAGAAACAAAGCTTTTTGATATCGCAGACGATCTACATTGGAAAAAAAGACAAAATTATACTCTTTTACATAGTGCAGAACGTTTGAAGATATATAAAAAAGAACAATTTAAATTTAAAGTAATCCAGGTAGACCTATGAGCGATAAATCTGTAAAACAATTTAAGTTAAATAATGGTGAAGAGATAGTATGTGAAATACTTGAATACGCTGATGATGATTATTATGATTTATTAATTCGTCGTGCTTTCGAAATTAAATGTATTATGGGCCCTGATTATACTAGATATTATGCTATGAAACCTTGGATGACAGTATCTGAAGGTAAAGATAATTTTATTTCTCTTAATACAGCATCTATTATAGGTGAAGTTAATCCATCAAAACCTGTAATGGAACATTATCGAAATGCTGTAAGAGAATCAGAAATGAGCAATGAAGAGATTGCTAGAAAAATGATGGATCAAGTTAAAAAATATGAAAAAGGAATAGATAGCGAAGAAAAACCATCTACTAATATAATTGATTTTCCAGGAAAAAAGCCCACCCTCCATTAGGATATACCTCCCGCCCAAATCCTTAATTAATTATATATCCATTTGCCGAAAAAAGCAACCCGGTAAATTATTTTTTTTTTACGTTGATATTTTGAATAAATTGTGTTATAATATTAATAATTGAGGTACATTATGGCTAAAAAAGTAAACATACATTATGTTAATAATAAAGATTTCTCACAAGCAGTCGTAGACTATTGTACCGTTCTTGGTAATGCTAAGAATGAAGACAAAGTATTACCTGTTGTTCCAGATTACATAGCCCAATGCTTTCTTAAGATAGCAGAAGGTCTTTCACACAAATCAAACTTTATACGATACACTTATCGTGAAGAAATGGTTATGGATGCTGTAGAGAATTGTTTAAAGGCTATAGAAAACTATGATATAGAAGCAGCTACACGAACAGGCAAACCAAACGCCTTTGCATACTTTACACAAATATCCTGGTATGCTTTTCTAAGACGTATAGCTAAAGAAAAGAAACAACAAGATATTAAAATGAAGTATATAAAATCTTCTGGTATAGAAGAATACATATACGATCCTAGTGGGGATAAAACAGCTGAAACCGTAGTAAGAAACTTTGTAGATACGTTGAAAGACAGAATAGATGATGTTAAAGAACGTGACAAAGGTATGAAAGACTTTGTAGATGAAGAAAAGAAAAAACAAAAACGTATGAGACGTAATTTAGTAGATAGTGATTTAAGTGAATTTTTATGAAAATAGCAATAATAAATGATACCCATTGTGGCATTCGCAATAGCAGCGACATATTTATCAATAATGCAGAGAAATTTTACTCTGATGTATTTTTTCCTTATCTTTTGGAAAACAATATTCGTCATGTGTTGCACCTTGGTGATTATTACGATAATAGAAAGTTCATTAATTTCAGGGCTCTTAATCGTAATAGGTATTCATTTCTTAAACCGTTACGAGAACACGGCATCCACATGGATATTATTCGCGGCAATCATGACACCTATTATAAAAACACTGGTGATATAAATTCCTTAAAAGAATTACTAGGACATTATATGAATGAGGTTACTATTCTTCAGGATCCTAAAGTTATGGATTATGATGGTTTTAAAATAGGTTTAGTTCCATGGATTGATGATGCCAATGAAAAACAATGTATGGATTTTATAAAGAAAGCTAAATGTGATTGGTTAGCAGGTCATTTTGAAATAGCTGGTTTTGAAATGCTAAGAGGTATTAAAAATGAACACGGTCTAGATAAAAAAATATTTAAAAGATTTGAAAAAGTATTATCAGGTCATTTTCATGTTTCATCAGAAGATGGTAATATAATGTATCTCGGTTCACAAATGGAATTCTTTTGGAATGATGCTCATGATCCTAAAGGATTTCACGTATTAGATACTGGAACAAGAGAATTAATAAAGATATCAAATCCACATACATTATTCCATCGTATAATATATGATGATTCTAAA